AGCGCCGAAGATATCTAATACCTCCATATCCTCTAGCTGTTCGTTCTGTCCTCTCTTGCTTAACGCTCTGAACTGTAAAACAGCAGCATAGGGGATACTAGGCTGAAGCGTGTAAGTCTCTCCGAACATGGTAAAGGTAGGTCTCTCCATTTTTCTTTCTTTAATGAAGCTGTCAAAATTCCTATGTGGCATGTCTAAATCCTCCCAATAAATGATTCTTGCTCCGCATTACAGAGCCATGAAAAGAGTAAAATAATAAGCTAATAAATTCTCTGCACTCTCACCTATACTCTGATACCTGAGAGTACTTTTTTAGTGCTCCTGAGACTTTGAGAATAAAAAAAAATAAGCGCAAACAGGAATAGATAGACTCTACCCATGCTTGCGCTTATTCCTGTTTTGATTTTATTTCCTTTGTAATTTGTGGTATTACAAAACCTTAGAAAATGTTCATTACTCCGCTTCCAGTAGGCTTACCTTCAAAGATAAGATCTACACTGAAAGGCTCAACATCCGTGGTACTACCGCCCTGATCGCCTAATGCTACCTGTCCAGTGAACATAAAGCCGCCCAAGTTAGTACCTCTCACACCGGATACTAGAGGCTGTGCAATAACATTGAAATCTCTGTATGCTTCATAGCCTACTTTAGTTGCAGCTACTTCTAGCTTGTTCTGTCCAGTGTCTCTAGTACCTGTAACGCTATCGACTAGATAGAAACCCTCTAATGATACTCCGCCTGTTCTCTGAGTATACATTGCGCTACCCCATGCTCCATTATCGAAAGTTGAGGTATCTTCCTCATTACTATCAATAGTGAATGACCATGTGTTAACACCTGAGATCTCATACCACGTGGTACGGTTATCATCAGAGATGAAGAATCTAAAGTCACGCGCCAAATATTTTCTAATTGCGATAGGATTTACCTCTTTCTTATTGTGCTATTTTCCATCCTCTATGAGACTTTAGATTACCACTACATAATTTGTGAACAGATCTATAATATAGACCATATTGAATTGTAAACTCTTTCAAATCATGTACTTCTATTATCTCATTAGATGGAGATAAGAATTTTATTACTTTATACTTTCTATGGCCTTTTTCCATTTTTTCCCTAATCTCAGGATTATTCCATCTCTCTTTAGCGTAAGTAGAAGCCTTATCTTTATTATTATTCCAATACTCTTCTTTTACATGAGTTGAGTGTTTATAACCAAGATTAGTGTATGGAGTAGAAAGGATATTATAAAGCTTTGTTCTTTTTGAAAAATAATCTATCCAAAACCCCTCTAAAACCATCAAAGACTCTTTATTGGGGTTTGAAGTAAATTCTATAACCTCAAATACAAAGTTTTCTATTCCATACTTATTAACTGCATTTTGTAATGCCTTGTTAGTATGACCTTTTCTAAGTAAAGTATTATGCTGATTTATTCTATTACTAAATTTAGCAGTACTGCCTATATACCTTTTACCATTAACCTCATTTTTGATACTATAGACTCCTCCAAACTGAAGGATACTTCTATCATTCATTCAAACAATTAAACGCATAATTACCTACTTTCTGCTAGACTCTATTTTGTGTGTTGTGTTCTATTTCTGCACTATAACTTTGTGCAAATACAAATCTATCTTTATCATCACTCAAAAGATGATAGGGTGAATGATGCGCGTGCATATCTACTACCCAAACTTCATTAATATATGTAGTGCTCAGAGCATGTAAAAGAGAGAATACTGTGTTAGCTCTTTGTTCCGCATCCTGATAGTCAATACCTCTTGTTTGCACTTGGAAACTAGGTCTATCATAATTATGTTTTAGTTCCGGTGATCTTCCAAGGTAGCTAAATAACGCTATACAGTTATCAGGGCTAGGCGGCATCCTACCTATGAAAATATTTGTTAGTCCATTATTCTCTAACACTCTTTTGATATCTTCTAGTATCATAGATTTACCTCACCCCGCATAGTATATTTTATTATCTCTTCATACCTATCTAAGATATCCATAAAGGGAGTTTCTAGGTATTTAGCTTGTGTGGGCGGAGTATGATTATATGCTAGGTTTTCATGCTGTATAACTGCATATTGAGCACTAACATCATTATTGCCATAGCTTACTATTACTGTATCATTTTCGCTAGATAATCTACCGCCTAGTGATAATTCTCCATCATCAAGAGGGACTATCTTTTCACTCTCATTGAATATTTCTTTACCTACATTAAACAAGCCTTTACGCGCCGCTCTTGTTACTTGATTAATTACAGCTCTCTTCCAAGTAAATCTAACACTTGCCATATTAGAACCTTTCTCTTTTCTCAGGCTCTATATCTAACTTAGCGCATAAAGCTTTTTCATATGCTCTTACATCATCTGAAGTATCACTATTAGTCCATACTATTCTAAATTCATCAGTTTGGGCTTTAATAATATTAAGTGTGGAAGCAGGATTACCATAAGGCCAAAGACATGTAATAAAAGACTCTGTTCTAGTACCTGTGAACATTTTTCTAAATTCATCTATCAGTTCTTTGTCTTTTCCAATGACTTTGCCTATATATGCACTAGTGGTGAATAATAGCCCTGCTGTTTCTCTCTCTCTTCCATATGTATCATAAGACAAAGCAACTTCATACACTTCTATTAATTCAGTAAAGAACTGATTTGCTTGTGTTCTAATTTGTGCCATTACTCCACTAGGCAAAGGGAAACTCATACCATGCTCCTATGCTCCTCTAATGCTCTCATAAAAGAGGGTTTTCTATCTAATTCAACTAATTTAGCATGTATTCTATCTAATGTAGCCGGTGAAGTTATCTTTTTAATTCTGCTAGCAAATACTCTAGGATTCATTACGCTACAAAGTTCTGTCAGTTCATCTTCAGTTAGAGTATTATCTGTATTTAGTTCGGCTCTAGGTAGGTTATATTCTACTAGTAATCCATCTTCAAACAGCTTTGTATTAAGGCGGAGAAATAATCTATCCTCTTCTGCTGAATATATCTCTAATACCTCTTCATCATACTTTATAGTCTTTATACCAATTGGAGTAAGATACTTATCTCCGTCCTCTTTCCATTCTACAGATTCTTCAGGTGTTACTAGTAGAAAAGGGACGCGCCCCTTTAAATCGTGGGGATTAGGACGCATCCCTGATAATGCTGCTAGTTGAGCTTTCTTATATCTCTTATATACGCCTTCCTGTAATTCATAGTAAATGTTATTAATTGATTTCATCTACTCTGTTCCTTTCTTTATATTACTAAGCAGTTTCTATAACGTGAATCTGTTCGGGTCTATCGACTAGAAGCCCGTAAGCCTGCCACGCCCAATATGCGTAATCTGCCGGCTGTTTGCTAGTATCAGTGTGCTCCTGATCTTCTACATCGCCAAAGAGAACTAGATTACCAGGATCGTTACCAATAACTAGTACTACATCGTCTCTAATTAGCTTTCTATCAATTAGTGGTAGTCTATTCTCCTGAATTTGCGGTAGAATAACTACAGGAGTGCCGTTATAGCTAGAGATCTTACCTGTTTTATATCTCTCTAGTAATACCTCTTCCATTCTTAGAGCTACGCGCGTAGTACCATCACTTAGTACAAATTCCTTATAGCCTGCAAAGCCGAAGAGGTTTAGAAGTGCTCTGCGAGTACCTAGAATAGCCTTGATATCGCCTGACTTCTCAATAACATTTTCCATAGCCGCGTCAAGTACAGTAGCGGTAAGTCCTGTAGAAGTGGCATTAGTATAGTTACTAGGAGTATTGGTAGCACTCCAAACAGTTGTTAGTAGGTTAAACATTTTGCTAACAACTTCATCTACTAGATCGGCTTTTAGTTCTCTCTGAATATCATCAAGTGTGCCTAATTCTCCACGTCTTACTTCCATAAGGTTAGCAGATGTGCCACAAATGAGACGATCAAAGAGGTAAGCAAACTGATTGTTGTAGATTACCGCATCAGTTAAGTGCTGTGTACCAGGAACCATAGTCCTAGCACGGAATTTACCTTTTCTAATACGTCTAGTCATATAATCGCCCGGATTTCTCCGCTCAACAGGAAAAACATCGCGTAGAATATCATAAGTTAGGTGATTTGGCTGTACTAACTCTGTTATTAATTCTGCATATGCGCTTTTACCAGGAGTTACGGCAATTGTTTTAGCTGCTTCTGCAACAGCTAGCTTTAACTCATCTCTGTTCATTTACTTCTTTTACCTTTTCTGTCTATCGAATTATAGTCCAAACTCAAAAGTATACTGATCTAAGCTAGGCTCCCAATCAACTACACGCGCAACAGCAACAGAGTCGCTAGTTGTATATTCAAAGCGTCCAGTACCATCATCAGAGACTTTAGCTAGACTTCCTACTGTCTTGAGTGATGCATTTGCTACTACACATCCGCTAGGTACAGTTACAACTGTTTCTCTATGCGCCTGTAGTAAATATCCGCTAGGCATGAATGGGTTTTCTAGTGTTGAAAGTCCTACACGGTAGAAAGTATTAGTTTCTACAAAATCACCCCATGAGCCGCTTTCACGAAGGGTTGTACTAAATCCAGCAGAGTACATAGTTGCTGGTGTAGGTCTAGCGAAATCATCAGGCGGAACCATAGCAATGTATACATTTCTGGTAGTACCTGAAGCAGCTAACATAGCAACAGGAAGATCATTTCTTACACCTGAAACGGTAAGCCGAACTAATCTACCTTCCTGTATTAATTCACCCGCAACAGCTCCTCTTACTGACTCGCTTAATCTTGCGATATGTGCCATTTATTTATCTACCTCTCACGTTTTCTTTAAAAGAATTTGCAATATCTCTAATACCATATTCTACTTTACCGTAAGGCTCTGGTATCTGAGCATTATGTGATGCTTTAGCCTTACTCATTACTTTTTCTAGAGTACCAATATATTTTGTAAATGCGGTATCTTCTAAACTTAGTAATTCTTCATCAATCTCATCTGCCGCTAAATACTGTGCTAGAGTTGTCTTTCTTTCCTCTAACTTCGCTTTAGCCTCTGCCTCTGCCTTATCCGCTTCAATTTTTTCTAGTTTCTGAGTAGCTTCTAGAAGTTTAGCGGATAGTTCTTCTTTTTCAGCAGTAACACTAGCCATGCTCGCTGTCATATCCGCTATATTCTGCTTCTTAGCATTTAGAGTAGAAATAACTTCTTTTAATCTTTCTCCAATAGTAGAAGCATTAGCTACTGCATCACCTTGTCTTTCAACCTCCATTACATCATAATAGAGATCATCACAAAGAGAAAGTAACCAATAGAGCTGATCTCTAAGTGTATTTAGTTCTTCTTCCATATTACCACTTTCTGTTTTTTCTGCTATACTTAATATAGGAGTTCTACCATCGTAAGCAGGATTTTTCACTATAACTGTACCTAGAAACTGTATGCCCCGTAGATATTCAACTCCATCTACATTCTCACTCTCAGCATATAATAATTCCCAAGAGGTATTAAAGGCTCTACCCTCCGCTGTAGCAGTTTTTAGATATTTATCCTCTTTTGGAAACTCAGAATTCCAAAGTACAGACTTAGCTCTAATTACATCTCCATCAAGATATACATTCGTCAATGTTCCTACGGGATACGCTCCGCTATGGCCTTGTTCTGAAGTACCATCAAAATCTATCTTCAAAGGCATATTACTTGCGGTGGCTATGATATTGTCTGCTTCTGATAAAGGAACACACTGTTTATTTCTATTAGGATTAAAATCTGTAAGAATGATATCTAATATAGTTTGGTTAGGATTTTTAACACTAGCATAAGCTCTAACCTGTGCATTAAACTTTGCTGTCTGTATCTGGTATCACCGCCTTTCGAGTAATAAAAAACAGATCACACATAATTGTGTAACCTGTATTCTATGTATATTTAGGTTATTTATTCAGATGGTTGCGGAGGATTGATTACCTCTTCTAAACCTGTATCTTTAAAATAAAGCCGCCATTGTAGTTGAGTTGCTGTAATTATTGCGATTACAATAAGAACAGGTCTAGCACTGAAATCTAACTCTCCATTACCATACGCTACTAGAATACCTGCTAAGGCGGAAACAACAATAGATAATATAAATCTATAAAGCTTCGGCCATGTATCCTGTTTAAGCCATGAAATAACAACAGGCAAAACAAGACTAGTAAGTAAACCAGATAGCAGTAATGCATCATCATTGGTCATACATATCTCCTATTCTAAGCCATAACTCAACTATATACACATATGTTAAAAGCAGTTATTGCGCTTTAGGTACATGTATACCGCGTGATATTTCATATCTACATCTTTAGCTATTTCTTTTATCTTCACACCTGATTTATATAACTCTTTTATCTTAGTTTGTCTGTCTTTAAGTGGAGCTTTATTATCTTTAACTCCATGAATAATATGAGTATCGTCTACTATTGCAGGTATAAGCGGATAACATTCAAAACTATTTATTCTAGTCTGCCTAGACTGTAACTTTACTAGCTCCTGATACCATGTAGTGTTTGCATAGAGTTTACTCCACTCTCTATGTTCTCTACACGTTGTTGCTCTATATGGAATTACTTGATCACAAAATAAACATGTCTTATACATGATAATACTAATAAACCTTTCTATAATAACTAGAGAATCTTTCTTTTCATGTACATGTATATCATGAAAATTTATAAGAGTCAAACAGAATCATATTTATTAATAGACACATGATCATGGGAATCTTTTGGCATGCCTAAACCTCTCTACCCTCCGCCTAATACTAAATTTTCTCCATTGTAAGAATAGCTCTGTATCCTCCGCTAATACAAGGTTTTTGGCTTTGTAACCTCATGTTTGACAACTCTAAAGAACTGTGATAAAATGACCTAATTTCACAGAAGAGAGAGAGGTAATATGAGTGTAAATAAAGGATATACAGGAGATACAATCAAAATAAATTCTATTAGATTTAGTACTGAGGTAGATAGTAATATGTGGAGGAAAACAGATTTAGAAGAGTTGTACGAATTCATTGTAGACCTAGCATCAGTGTCTATCTCTGCAATGTTTATAGCTATGGCGGTTTTAGTTGTTGTCTATTTTTTCGTGAAAATAATATTTGGTATCCTTGGGGCTATCCTTTACGAAATTGCTCCAATGACCATAGTGATTATAGCTTGTGTAGCCGTAGGTTACTTCTTTGCTGTAAAAAGAAAATTCCCTGTTGACAAATGGGAAGAGTGATGCTAGACTTCCATGAAACAGGTGTAGGTTTTTTCAAATGTTAGAGGAGAATTAAAAATGGTTGACACAATGATTGATACTCAACTAGTGATTTCTGATGAGCGGAAAACCAAAAAGAGTGTAACATTATCCTATCAATTAGATATCTCAATGTATACCAATTGGGATAACACTGATGGACAGATACGTATTTGCATTGGTTCGCTTGATACAAAGTTAGATATTGGAGCGCAGTTACACACTATTCGTAAATTCATCCCAAAGGAATTAAAGTGTCAAATGGTAGATGAAGTTGTGTTTTCATGTGGAGATAAAGAACTAACGATGAGAAACTGTATGATTACTGAGGAACTTCTACAGTATGGAACATTCTACAGTTTTGAAGCGGATAGGTCTGATTGTAGTGAAAGGAAGTTAGTAAAAGGGGTATAATGGATATACAGATTGTTTATTTCAATAGACTTCATTCTGAAGCAGTAATGCCACAACGAAGCGATAAAGAGAATACAGGTTTTGACCTTACGTTAGTTCGTATAGTAAGCAGAGAAATGCTAACTAAAACTACAGAACGAATTGTTTACGGAACAGGTATTGCAGTAATGCCGCCTAGTACTCACTATTTTGATATGATACCTCGCTCTAGCTTTTCTAAAACAGGTCTAGTACTTGGGAATAGCTTCGGAGTGATTGATACAAATTACAGAGGTGAGTTAATGGCATCTGTATTAAAGTTTGATCCTGATCTTCCTGATCTAACATTACCAGGAAAGTATTTTCAATTAGTATTAAGGCGCAAGATTGATGCTGTTTTTCTTCATGGAGATCTAACAGAAACTAACAGAGGTAACTTGGGTTTTGGAGATTATACAAGGTTAGTAGAGGGAGAGGAGAATTAACTATGCACTCAGAGCGTTACATTAGTCTGCTGGATGATCTTTACTTCTACCGCAATACAGACTATATAGATCTAGAACAGCTATATGATCGTATGATGGAAGATTGGAAAGCATTACAGGAATTATGGCGGAGTAGAAAGAGGAATAGAGAAGTAGCCGATTTGCTATTTGTAATGGCACGAAGAGGTTATGAGATTGTAAGCTTTCTTACCGATAAGGATGTGACGCGTTTAATCTCAGAGGCGGAATTACTCCATATGAATAAGTCTGCTGGATATGCAGGTGATAATGAGGACGCATGGATTAACTTTCGTGTGTGTGAGGGTTTTGGTATTTCTGTACTTGATGGAGTTATAGCGCGGCTAGGAGATAAGTATACTCGTTATTGGAATGTTCTCAAAAATCCAAAAAACAATAAAGTGAATGAGAGCTTAGTAGATACGATGATAGATTTTTCCGCCTATTGTCTTATTCTTGTATGCTTACTAGAAGAGACTTGGACAAAGTAAACCTAAAGGAGAAAACAACTATGAAGGATTTAGTAGGGAAGGAAATTGCTAGAGGAGATTGGGTTTTCTATGCTGTGAAGAATAGTTGTGAGGTACATTACAGTTTTGCGCGTGTTATCTATGTAGATAAGAATTATAAGAAAGCTAGGCTTTGTGTAATTCCTGTGTTCAAAGGTGGACGATGGTTTAGTGATAGAGGTTATGTTTTTGGATATGTATGTGGTATTAAGTCTTACGTATATAACGCTCCGCTAAAGATTGATACTGTTCCTAATGAGGTATTAGAGGCTATTAAGACTCTCAAGCGGTATAAGGAGTTTTGGGGATGAGATATATTCTTATTGTAGTGGAGGAACAGACAAGAGAGGAGATAGAAACAACTCTAGATAAGTTAGAGTATGTAAAGCGGCCTAATAGTGCTAAAACTCTATATGCGGCTATGGAAAATATTAAGAATATAGATGCATATGAGTTCACAGGAGATAAGGAATAGGATGGTTATTGGTCTAGATTGTGATTCCACAATTAATGATATCACTACCGGATGGTATGGAGCTTATAACGCTGCCTTTAATGATGATCTGTGCGATGAGAAAGTAAAAGGATGGGATGTACATAGCTATTGTAAGGGCGGCAAATCTGTATACGAGTATCTAACAGATAGTGTAATTAGATATGCTCCTCTCCGCCCTAAAGCATATGAGGTTATTCATAGATTATACGATGAGCACAAAGTATACCTAGTTACTGCTACCTTTCCTGAACATGTTAAAACTAGATATGAATGGTTAGCTGAGTTTCTTCCTTTCATTGATCCTAAGAGACTTATTTTTATTCATGATAAGCATATACTTGATTTAGATGTGCTAGTGGATGATGGATTACATAATCTAGAGGGTTTTGCACATTACATTCCCATTGTATATGATCAGCCTTGGAACAGGAGTAATACTAATTTAGCACGTGCATACAATTGGGGGGATGTAGATCATCTAATAGATTACTTTAGTCGCATGGGAGAGGTTAACGGTAAGAAGAGAAATCCATTACTTATTTAGTGGAGGTATTATGCCATTATTCAGTGATAGAGAGCAAGAAGAAATTAGATTTGCGCGTACATACTATTTTCAGTTTAATCATGGTACTAGCGGTCATATGGAATACACAGTTATTGCTAAGTTATCTGAGAGGGTAGAGGAACTAGAAGCACAAATAGCTGAATTAAAAAAGAGGTTAAAAGAAAGTGAACCCTAGGGAAGTTATTTGCAGCATAGTTAGTATGAATTAGAATAGGAAAAAAGTAATACAACTAGAGTGGTAGCAGTACTAGAGACTGAAGAACTATCTAGACTGTATCAAGAAGCTAAAGATAAGAATAAGGAAGTTGAATTAGTATTCAGATTAAAGGAAGGGTAAAAAGATATGCCGTTTGATGATTGGATGACTCCTCCGCCTGTTATTGAACTAGCTAGAAAGTGTCTAGGAACAATCGATATTGATCCTGCTAGTAATTACGTTGCTCAGAGCTATGTAAGTGCTAAAAAGTTCTGTGTATCTTCACTAGAGTATGATTATCGGAAAGATAGTGATTGTTACTCTGATGGACTAGAAGTTAATTGGATTGGTAATGTGTGGTGCAATCCTCCATATTCAAAAGGGCTTATTGACGCTTTTAGTGAAAAGATGGTACGTGAATTCGCGTGTGGTAATGTGGGCCGCGCCTTATTTTTAGTTAATTCAGCAACAGATTCACGATGGTATCATAAGCTGCTTAATCATTGTACGGCTACTGTATTATGGCGCGGCAGAATTCGGTTTTGGAAGATCTTTGACGGTAAAGCACATGAGAAGTGGGAAGGTGAAAAGAGTAAAGCGGAGGGGAAAGGTAAGGTAGGCAATTCACCGCGATATCTTAATACTCTTTTCTATTTTGATGAAGAACAAAATGTTACTCCTCTAAAAGAATATTTCGGTAATAAAGGAACAATTGTTTTTGGAGAAAAGTTTGTAGTTAGAAAGTAGGTTTATGTCAACTTTTAGCAATACCATTCTAGAGCATAAATACCTCAATAGAGACCTGGAAGAGAAAACATGGGATGATATAGCGCGACGAGTATCTACAGAAGTAGTTAGACCTTATATGAAGGGTTATGCAGATGATATCTATGATATTATTCGTCAAAAGAAATTTCTTCCTGGTGGGAGATATCTTTATGCTGCTGGTAGAAAATATAATCAGGTTAATAACTGCTTCCTCTTTGACGTGGAAGATACTAAAGAGTCATGGGCCGATCTTAATCGAAGAGTAACACATGGTTTATGCACAGGTGCGGGTATTGGTACAGTCTACAGTAAGATTAGACCGTATGGAGCACCTATTAAGGGGATGGGCGGAAAAGCTACGGGGCCAATAGCTCTTATGCAGATGAGTAATGAAATCGGTAGACACGTCATGCAGGGAGGATCTAGACGTTCTGCATTGTGGGCCGGATTACATTGGAATCACGGTGATATAGATACGTTCATTGGTCTAAAGAATTGGAGTGAGGAAGTTAAAGCGATGAAAGCTAAAGATTTTAATTTCCCTGCTTCTATGGACGGCACTAATATCAGTGTTATCCTAGACGATGAATTCTTTTCCGCCTATTACGATTCTAATCATCCTCAACACGAATTAGCACGCTCTGTTTATTGGAGAGTAGTTAGACAGATGTGTGAGACAGGAGAACCAGGATTTAGCATAGATATTGGAGAAAATGCAGGAGAGCATCTTAGAAATGCATGTACTGAGGTTACAAGTAGAGATAATAACGATGTATGTAATCTAGGCAGTATCAATTTAGCTAAGATTAGTAGTGCTGTAGAGTTCTATCAAGTTTTGGATTTAGCTACTGCATTTCTCATGTGTGGTACTCAGTATTCAGCATTACCATTTCAAGAATTAAAGGATACTAGAGAAAAGAATAGGCGGCTAGGTATAGGTTTAATGGGTATTCACGAATGGTTATTAATGCGTGGTTATAGATACGAACCAAACGAAGAACTTGAGAAGTGGTTACAAATCTATAGCACTTCTACTAAGATCTCACATGTATATGCTGATAGAATGGGAGTATCTAGACCTGTCAAGACTCGTGCTATTGCTCCTACAGGTACTATCTCTATTATAGCGGAAACAACTTCAGGTATTGAGCCTGTGTTCTGTACTGCTTTCAAGAGGAGATATCTCAAAGGTAATACATGGTATTCACAATATGTGGTAGATGCTACCGCTCAGAGGCTTATTGATAATGGAGTAAATCCTAGAGAGATAGAGGATGCTTATACTCTTGCTGGTGTTATTGACAGGAGAATAAGATTCCAAAGCTTCGTACAACAGTATGTAGACCATGGAATTAGTAGCACGCTAAATCTGCCGAAATGGGGTAGCTCTCTTAATAATGAAGATACTCTAGAGGACTTCGGAGAAACCCTTATGAAGCAGCTCCCTAACCTGAGAGGCATTACGGCGTATCCTGATGGAGCTAGAGGAGGGCAACCACTTACAGCGGTAGATTATTATGAGGCAATAGAGAAAGGAAATGTAGAGTATGAAGAATATGGTAATGAGCATGCTTGTGTTAGTGGGGTTTGTGGTATCTAGCTTCTCCGCTTATGCGCAAATTACATCCTATATTACTGATCCTGTAGTAACGCTTACTAAAGGGAAACCTACTTTTACTTGGATGCAAAATATCTCTGCTAAGAAAGTACTCATCTCTAAAATGCACTCAGGTAATATGGTAGTTATTGCTGAGATAGAAAATCCTGCTATTGGTGGAAATGAAGTAAGTTTCTCTAGTCCTACAGATGGCGGATTATATCATGAGTCAGGAGATACTTATTATTGGTCTGTTATTGTGGATACTGCGCCACTAGTTATTTACGGCCCAATTAATCCTACGTATCGAGTTATTCTAATGCCTGTATTCAGGTAATTAACTTATGTATTAAAGTAAAGTCCCTTCTAGGATGTGTAAAAGCATCTTAGAGGGGATTTTGTATTGAGGAGAAAAATGGATATCGAAAGAGAATATCAGAGGATATTAGCAGACTATAGGCGAACATATGAAGTAGATTCACTATCAGCAGCAAATGACAGAGCTAATCTTGATATGCTGATAAAAAATCAGATACTCATTACTACTGTTCAAAATAAGATTAATTCATTATTAGCACAGCAAGACTCAGATGGAAACGATCAATTACTAGCTAATATTACTGTTATCAAAAAACTACAGGATACGCTCTATGATTTGATAGAAAAGAACTTAGCTATTGAGAGAGCGTTAGGTATTGACAGAAAATCACGTAAGAAAGAAGATGCCGAAAGCATTACAGATTTATGGGATAACCTAAAGAGAAATGCTAGAGAATTCCTTCATAGTGTTCTTATCTATGTTTATTGTCCTAAGTGTAAGATAATGGTAGGGAGAGTACTACCGGCACACGATCACACCTCATACTATTGTGAATTCCAGTGTAATCAATGTAACAAGGTTATTACTGTGAAAAGGGCGGAGAGGGATGTATTCTTTGATATTAAAGAAAAGCATAAGGATTGGAGAAGAAAATATCCTATGCAAGTAATACAGCCTGAAGATGAAACAGCAGCAAAGGATAATAATGATTTTGAAGATACAGTAAGGATAATAGACGATGGCACTGAAACAGAAGACTCTTGATCCTGATGAGGAAGCTTTAGCAGTTATTATACAAGATCCTATCTTATTTCCTGAATTCCTCCGCAATACAAAAGATGGAAATCCCAATAAGGAACTATGGCCTAAAGATAGGTTCAAATATCGCCATTATCAAAGAGATCTCTTAACAGACCAAAACCATTATATCTCATTAGTGGGCGGCAGAGCTATTGGTAAGTGTATGTATGGTATGAATAGAGTCTATACCAGTAAAGGCTATAAAAGGCATAGTGAATTAAACGGAAAGAAGTTTCTAGTATATGCATTAGATGAGAATAACAGGTTAGTACTAAGGCGCGGTTATTGTGAATTTGATGGAATTAAGACAGCATATCATATTGAGACTAAAAGCGGAAAGACTATACTCTGCACGAAGATACATCCTATTCTCACACCTGAAGGATATAAGCTAGCAGGAGATATTAAGATAGGTGATTTAGCCGCCGTTATTACTAAATTACCTCAACTACAATCCGCTTCATATCCATATCATGACGTTAGATTACTCGGATATCTTTATGGACAGGCTACAACAATAAAGAAAAGTCAGTCTTGGATACCTATCAAATCTAGGAGAGCAGTAGAGGAGTTGCGCGCTATTGCTTTAAAGATGGATATGTACTTTGACGTTAACCATATGAATGAGGTAAGATTTAGGTTTAAACATGGACAAGGAGCGCATCATCCTTTATTAAGATTATTTGGTTACTTTAATATAGAGTATCTTAGACGGTACAATGATAAGAATACTCTACCGCCAATGATAATGGAATTCAACGAAGAAAACCTAAAAGCGTTCTTAGAAGCATATCTATCTCAGTATGCAGAATTAAAGGCGCGTTCTTTTAAACTCTATTTCAGAACTAATTATCAGGCGGAACAGTTCCAAGAGTTATTTTTGCGCTTTGGTATTGAAACAAGAATAGAACATACTAAAGATACAGTAGAGATAAGCAATAAAGATAGGTATTATTATAGAAGAGAAAATGTAACTTTAGTTAATGTAGATTATAGAGCATCATATAGGCTATGGCAATTATTCGATATACCAGGATTCTCTATAGATGAATTATCATTACCAGAACCTAGCTATGATGCTACTGACTTCTACCGCTTTGAACCTATAGTTAGGAAAGAGAGTAGACCTAGGAGATCTACCTATGCCTTACAAGTGGAGGGGTTAAATAATTATATTAGTGAAGATGTATTAGTGCATAACTCTCTAGTCTTGGAAGATAGATTACTATATCAGATTTTTAATCACGATACAGAATTACCAGAAAAGGCGGAGATGCTACTAACTACAGCTAATCAAGCCCAAATGACTCCTATTCTAGATAGCATTAACACGCGGCTACTTTCCTCTCCTATGCTAAAACATTTCTATAGAGGATTAAACGGCCAAAAAGGTACTCTAGATTTCCTTATAGGTAAAGACGTTAGATTATATTCTAGAATTGCCGGTATGAAATCAGAGAATAATGTAATTGCTCTACACTTGACTAATGCTTATATTGATGAGGGACAGGTATACAGTTTAGGAACCTTCACACAATTAACACCTATCATCAATACATGGCAGACTAAATACGGTATCTTTGCTGCTGGTGTTCCAAACGGTATAACTAACTGTACTTTGTATCGAGTAGATCAAAGATCTAAGAAATATAAACGGTATAGAGTCCCTGCTACACAAAATCCATATTACAGTTATGGGGATTATGTGCAAGCATTAAGAGATTATGGCGGAGATGAAGATGATAGATTTCAGAACTTAGTATTAGGGAAGTGGGGAACAGGTTCACAGCAAGTTATAAGTAGAGATCAGATGGATATACAATCCTATGATTTCTATACGCTCCGCTATACTTCTCAGCAAAAATTACAAGGCGCGTATTATACTGAATTAATGTTACCTCCACTAAACGAATATTCAGCTTTAGCGGCTGGTATTGATGCTGGTTTTGTGGAACCTACTATTATACAGATCTTTGGACTAAAAGCAGGTAAGTGGTACTCCGCCCTAAGAATAAAATTACAAAGAATAGAATTTCCTGAACAAGAGCAAATTATACATTGGTTACATCAGAAGTATAGTTTTGTAAAAATAGCATTAGATATCGGTGCTGGTGGAGGCGGAGCAACTATACTACAATCTTTGTGCTCTAGACCTGAATACAAATCATATCAATACGATAAAATTATAAAGGGCGTTACATTCAACGAAGGAATAGTAATAGGGTACAATCCTGCCGGACTAGAGATAAAGCAAGATACTAAAGGATTAGCGGCGCAAGAGTTAGTACTACAATTACAGAATAAGCAGATAGTACTAAGTGAGATTGATAATGAAGGTATTTCAGAACTAGAGAGAATAGCTAAACAAAGAGGAATTACAGGAGTGGAGAGGTATTTTATTCTAAGTGAAAAAGGAAGTGGAGCAAGCAAAAACGATCACATATTCGCCGCTTATCTTTGTTTTGCTATGCTCACAAGAGATACAAGTGTATTAAAGAAAAAGAAGAAATTAGGAAAGGCCAAAGCATAACATGAATGACCAAAAGAGGCTAGCGAAAGCATCTTTTAATGCTAACTCTCCTTTATCCGCTGTTCAATACCCTTCATATATTGTTCCATCTATAAATGCTTCAGGTGATATTAATTTATCATATTTTGAAGCTATAAAACGGTGCAGATTTTTCTATGAAAATGATGCTATTGCTGGAACAGTAGTAAATAGAATGTGTGATATTGCTACAACAAAGATAAGAAATAAGCATAAAAGATACTCAAAAGAGATCAAGAATTATTATGATGGTATAGCTCAACTTATATTCCCTGTTTTATCTCAAATCTATTTGTCTTACCTCTTGGATGGCATGTCTATTCCTCAGTACAGAACAGATCGTATCATGGGAAATAGATTACATCAAGACTTGGGAAGAACTAGATATTATTATCCTAAAGCTGTTTGGGTAAGAAACTCTGAGAACATTATACTAAGGAAATCTCCTTTAGGGGAAAGACTAGTATATATAAAAATACCTGTTGAAGATAAGAATCTTATTAATTCTCAAGGCAAACCAGATAGGGAACAGGAGTATAGAGACTTAGTTGCGCTGTATCCTGACTATGTAGCAACTATCAAAGCAGGTAAGACAACTTTCAGATTAGAATGTACTCCTATCTTTAGAAAAATGACAACTTACAATACCTATCCTATCCCATTCTTGAAAAACAGTCTAGGAGCACTAGATTACCGCAGAGGACTAAAAAGAATGGATAAACTCACAGCAGATAGGGTAATTGAAGCTTTCAGGCAGATTAAAGTAGGTAGTGATGAGTATCCTGCGGATGACGAAGATATAGCAGCGGCGCAAGTAGCATTACAAGCCCACACTACACAAGATACTATATTCAATATCTATACAAACCATACTATAGAAATCAAATGGATCGTTCCGCCTATAGATTCATTGCTAGACGATGATAAGTACAAAGAAGCAAATGCAGATGTATTTCTAAGCATGGGTTTTCCTAGATTGTGGGCGGTAGGCGAGAATGAGCGAAGTAATACAGCAGATAATAAAGTAGCATCTGTTGGGCCGATAGCATCACTAGAGTCAATGAGATTAGATACGCTTGCATGGGTAAGATCTTTATACAAAGACTTAGCAGACTTAAACGGCTTTGTGTACTATCCTGAACCTTATTTTATGCCTATTAGTATTGCTTCAGCGAGTGATCTTATTATGTACGCCACACAATTCATTGAAGCAGGAGTAATTAGCAAGAATACAGGCGCGCTACTATACGGTACTGATTATGCTGCTGAAGAAGAACAGATGCAAATGGAACCAAAAGAAGATACAGAGGGAGTAAATAATAATGCAGATCCTAATCAGAGACAAGACAAAGAAACTACCGATCCTGAAGGGATATAGCACTAGAAGAAATTTTTTAGGAGCATACGGTATAGTTATACACTCTACAAATGGAGGTAAAGGCAGCTCTTTTGAGAATGAAATAAATTTCCTATTATCCTCTACTTCAGTATCCGCTCATTATATTATCAGCAGAGAAGGTGTTATAGTTAATCTGGTACCTGTCCAGTACTGTGCATGGCATGCAGGTAGAGTGTTTTCTAATATGAAGAATTACTCTAATGATAATAGTATAGGAATAGAATTACACTACACACCAGGAGAGGACAAGAATCTACCTAAACAAAAGGCGGCACTTACAGACCTATGTAAATACTTAATGGATACATATCCGGTAGTAGGTATTAAGACACACAGAGAAATTGCAAAGCCTCATGGTAGAAAGATAGACCCTAGTAACTACACAGATGAAGAGTTTGAGGTTTGGAGAGCATCTTTACAGCAAAGGCGGTATTACAAGGTAAAGACAGGTGCGAAACTTTATACCGCTCCAAACGTATCTAGTAAAGTAGCGGCACATATAAACACTGAACACATACAAAGCGGAATAGTAACATTTAGTCATACCTTTGAAGGTAAGGAAGTGCAGGATGGGTTTATATGGGTAACTAATGGTATAGGTTTTTTTAGTGGCGGAGATGTGACATGA